AGCCGCTAAACTTATGCCACAGTTTAAGGGTCGATTATCCGGGGGCTCATTGGGTCATTACTCCCGGTCTGCGCCCTGGTAGTCGCCTCCACCACCGGGGAACATGAGGTCAATGACCTTCTGAGGCAGCGGCCCCTCGACGTAGCCGTCCTCGCCCCCAACCCAGCGCATCCCGACGAACGCAATGGTCCCCACCGGCAGAACTGGGTTACCTCCGATGGCTTGGATGAGCCCAGCGGCGAGGCCATTAGGCGTCATCCCCTTGAGGTTGCCCTCCTCGTCGCCGTAGGCCACCCACTCCCCCATTGAGCCAGACACCGCTTCGAGCCAGCCGCCGCCAATGAGTTCCTTGATGGCGTCGAGCGTAGGCGTGATGCGTTCCATGCGTGCCGAGCCGTCCGGCTCGGTCACCAGTACGTCGATCAGGTTTTTTTGAGGCACGCTACGAGAGCCTAGGGGCAATGCGTGGGGTCATGGAAGGCCGGCTTGGTAACAGTCAAGTAACAAGTGAGGGGTTTCTGCCCTCACTTGGTTGTACGACCACCCCGTCAAGCGGACTATATAGGTGTAGATATCTAAGACCTTAGCCCTTCTGGTCTTAGTCTCCCCGTCAGGGGAGACTCTTAAGCCCTTCTACATCAGGCTTAGGGCTAATACCTTAGGTCTAAGAGGAGGCCCTGACGGGCCTCCATCATCCTAATTCTTCCCCCGGCGTCTACGGCCTTAGGCCACAGAAACGTAGGTCGGGGTGTTTTTCTCTCCGGTGGAGGTCTCATGTCCGGCAATTGGCATGGGTCAGATCGGAAGTCCAGGCTTCCGGCGAACTGGGAGAGCATTCGCAAGCAGGTCCACCGCAGGGACCGCAGTCAATGTCAGGTCAGGATGCCAAGTGGGCGCCTGTGCCTTGAGCCAGGGATCGACGTTGACCACATTCGGCGTGGCGATGACCACCGGATCGAGAACCTGCGGGTGATCTGTGATTGGCACCACAATGAAAAGAGCGCCCGAGAGGGCGCAATGGCGTACAACGCCAAGATCAAGGCCAGCCGCCAGAAGTTCCGTCGTGAGGAACGGCACCCCGGCCTTCTCTGAGACCTCCCGACTCGCTCGGCGCACCCACTTCGGCTGGGACACGAGTTCGCAAGGGAATGAGTGGCCTCAGGCAGACCACCGGAAAACCTGCCTGCAATGATCGGTGGCGCAATTGGCAGCGCAAGGGACTGTTAATCCCTGGGTTGCAGGTTCGAGTCCTGCCCGGTCAGCGTAAACACCAGCCCCTCTGGCCTAGCCAAGGGCTGGTTTTCCTTTTAACCCGCCCTCTCCCTCGTGGTTTGCGTTTATTCCCCACCGTTCCCCGGAACTGGTGGGGTTTTAATTGGGCTTGTCGATAGGGATGCATACCTAGCCCAGCCGCGCAGATACGGTTCGACCCGTTGCCTGCGAATGCGCGGCTTTTTTTCTTGCCCCCGCCCCTTGATTGGCGAGCCGGGGCGCATTTCTGGCAGTAGTAAGCAAGCGCACTCACGACCGCGTTGCTCCTGCCAAACCGGCCTCCGAGGTCGAGCGCGACCCTCCCTCTCACCGCGCTCCCTCGGAGGCCCCGCTCTTTTTGCGACTACCACCGAGGAGGCTCAATGCCGCACACGTTCAGCCACGTCCGGCAATCGGGCCTCTGGAACGCCAACGACGCCCAGTGGACCTGGGCCGTCAAGCACGCCTGCGACGAGTCGTCGGTGGCCTCGTTCACCGAGACGACCTCGCACGAGCCCGTGCCGCCGAACGGCTGGCACTCGTACCACGGCAAGGATTACCCCGGCGCCAATGAGTGCTCGATCCTGTGGGACGGCAAGGAGTGGCAGGTCGCCGGTCCCGGCTTCTGCGAACCGGTCTCCAAGACCGAGTTCGCCCTCGGCAATGGCAAGCCGCGCCCCCGCATTCACCTGACGGGCATTCCCCTCAGGCACCGCGCGAGCGGCAGGGTCGTCGTCTTCATGGAGGTCCACACGCCGAGCGCAGTGGAGGGCAAGGGCGGGCTGGTCCAGAAGGTCCGGCGCTCCATTGCCTACCGCGAGACGCTGGCGGGCATTGCGGCCAAGCGCAAGGAATTGCGCAAGCAGTACCCCGGCGCTGAGTTCGTGGTCGGCGGCGACTGGAACCTCAACCTGCGGCTGCCGTGGGTGCGGGCTCTGCTCCGCTCCTCGATGCCTGGGCTCCTGTCCTCGTGGCGCCGCCTTCCGGCGCGCGGCACGCACGGCGACGGCAAGCGCGTCATTGACGACAGCCGTCACAGCAAGGGGCTGGTGGTCGAGAAGTCCTCGACCCTCATGCGCCGCCCGTTCGGCTTTGACCACACGCCAGTCCACACCATCTTCCGATTCCGCAAGAACAAGTAGCCCGAGGGGGTGAGTAATGGGTAGCCGAGGTCCAATTCCTGACCGCGAGGACAACCTTGCTCGCCCCCGCGAGCGCAAGGGCTCCGATGAGCAGGCCGCGAAGCGCGGCCAACTCCGGCCCATTGCCATTGATTGGCAGCCGGACCCCACGTGGTCCGACTTCACGCTCTCGATCTGGAACTCTGCGTCCAGTTCTGGCATGTCCGACTTCTATCAGGACACCGACTACGCGGAACTGTTCTTCATCTGCCAGGAACTCGACCGCTACTCAAAGCCGCGCGTCAATACGACGACCGGCGAGTTGTACTACAAGCAGTCCCCCGAAATGGTGAAGGCCCTTCTCACCGGCCTCTCCAATCTCGGCTTCACCGAGGGTGACCGGCGCCGCATTCGAGTCGAACTCGATGCCCCGGAGCCCGAGCAGCGGAGCGCGTCGGTCACCGCGCTTCACCTGTACCAAGGCGCTTTGGCGCAGCCCCAGGCGGGCGACGAGGAGGACAGTCCAGGCGAGTGACCTCCTAGATAGGAGGCACTGCCTTGACCGAATTGACCGCAGAGGACATTGAGGCCCTACAGCCCACGTTCCTCGGACCCACTTGGGCCACTGACGACAGTGGGTGGGTCCTGCCAGAGCGCAACCGCACCCTCGGTTGGCACATTGCTGGCTGGTGCTACGAATACCTGCAGAACCCGGACGGCGGGCCGTGGATTTTCACCCCCGAGCAGTTCCGATTCCTGCTCTGGTGGTACGCCTTTGACGACAATGGCGACTTCATCTACCGCCGTGGCGTGCTGCAGCGACTCAAGGGATGGGGCAAGGACCCGCTATTGGCGGTGATCTGCCTTGTCGAAATGGTCGGCCCGAGCCGGGTGTTCTTCGAGCCGCTGGTCACGCACCGCAATGTTCCCGCCGAGGACGCTGATGGTTTCGCCATTGGCACCCCGAATCTCAATGCTTGGGTGCAGGTCGCGGCGGTCAGCCGCGATCAGACCCGCAACACCATGAGCCTCATGCCTGCTCTGATGAGCAAGCACTTCATGAAGACCTACGGCATCAAGCCCGGAATTGAGCGCATTCGCGCCAACGGCGGGCGACAGGTTCTTGAGGCCGTGACCTCTAGCCCGCGATCCCTTGAGGGAAACCGCGCCACGTTCATTGTGCTGAACGAGACGCACCACTGGATTCAGGGCAACAAGGGTCACGAAATGTACGCGACCATCTGGGGAAACGCGACAAAGATGGACGGTCGCTACCTTGCGATCACCAACGCTTTCCTCCCCGGCGAGGACTCGGTTGCCGAGCGAATGCGGGACGCCTACGAGAAGATCATGGAAGGCAAGGCGGTTGACACCGGCTTCCTCTATGACTCCGTGGAGGCGCACTCCGCTACCCCGCTGACGCCCGAGGCCCTGCGCATTGTGCTCCCGAAGATTCGGGGCGATGCCACGTGGCTCAAGGTCGAGACGATCATTGCCGCTGTCATGGACACGTCGGTTCCTCCGGCGCGTTCGCGCCGCATGTGGCTCAACCAGATCGTGGCCGAGGAAGACGCCGTGGTGAGCCCCGGCGAATGGGACCTGCTCAAGGACGAGGACGCTGTTCTCCGTCCGGGCGATGCCATTGTCCTTGGCTTTGACGGTGCGAAGTCTGACGACTCGACCGCCCTGGTGGCGATCCGCATTGAGGATCGTTGCGCCTTTGTGCTGGCCCTTGAGGAGAAGCCCGAGGGTCCGCGAGGCGAGGGCTGGGAAGTCAACAAGCCCAAGGTGGATGCCGCAGTTCGCAATGCGTTCAGCACGTACGACGTGAAGGCGTTCTACGCCGACGTGGCGTACTGGGAGTCGCACATTGACAACTGGGCCGAGGATTACCGGGAAGGGCTCGCCATCAAGGCGAGCGAGCGCAATGCCGTTGCATGGGATATGCGGCAGGCATTGAAGAAGGTGACCTACGCCCACGAGCGACTGCTGCAGGCCATTATCGACGGGACGATCAAGCACGACGGAGACCTTCGCCTCAAGCGCCACGCAATGAATGCGCGGCGCCGGGAGAATGTTCACGGCGTTTCTTTCTCAAAGGAATCGCCCGAGTCTCCGAAGAAGGTGGACGCCTACGCCGCGCTAATGCTGGCGCACGAGGCTCTGACTGACTACCGCACGCGGGGCAAGAAGGAAAAGCCGCGCACCAATAGGGGCTATTTCTTCTAGCCGGAAAGGACAAGTGAGTGGCAAGCCTCACTAAGGCGCACGTCGTCAAGATGATGCGCATTCTTGAGCACGACCGGAAGCACACGCTCCTCCGGCTCGATGCGTACCTGCGTGGCATTCAGGACAGCCCGTGGATGCCGGACAATGCCGACGCTGAGTACCGGCTCCTGGCCGAGCGGTCCATCACGAACATCTGCCCGTTCATCGTCAGCACTCCGGCGCAGGCGCTCTATGTTGACCAGTTCCGACGCGGCTCAGAGCACGCGGAGGAGGCCGATACAGCCGATCTGAGCGCCGTTCAGCCCGAGTGGGACCACTGGAACCGGAGCAACCTCGGAAGCCGCCAGCACGCCATTTACCGGGGCGCGCTGACCTTCGGCCATTCCTTCTCTGTCACCGAGTTCAAGGACGTGGCGAAGAAGGAAGGGCTCAAGACGCGGGGCCTGTCGGCCCTGCGTACCTCGGCCCTGTTCGAGGACGCGGCCAATGACATTGTTCCGCTCTACGCCTTCCACGTGAAGAAGATGCCCAAGGGCGAGGGTGACAAGTTCACCCCCGGCGAGGCCACTGCCTGGGACGGCACCAAGTCCTACGCGGTGAAGTTCAAGGCGCTCGGTGACGAGAAGGGCCTGAGCATCGAGAAGGGCGAGGCGCACGGCGCCGACGAGTGCCCGGTCACCCGCTTCGCCTGCTACGTGGACCTTGAGGGTCGGACGACCGGCGTTGTCGAGCCAATGATCGAACTGCAGAACCGTCTCAATCAGACGGTCTTTGACCTGCTGGTCGTGCAGTCCTACGGCGCATTCAAGGTGCGCACCGTCACGGGCATGGCGCCCCCCGTCATCATGGACCCCGTTTACGAGGGCTCCGAGATTGTCGGCTGGGAGCCGCGCATTGACGAGTTGACCGGGAAGATGATTCCCGATCAGGTCAATATCAATGCCCGTCGATGGATGTGGGCTGAGGACGAGCACGTCAAGTTCGGCACCCTCGATGAGACGCCGCTCGACGGATTCATTTCCGCGATTGACCTCGCATTCCGCCACATTGCCGCGCTGGGGCAGGTTCCCCCGCACCACCTTCTCGGACAGATCGCAAACCTGTCCGCTGAGGCGCTGACCGCCGCTGAGACGGCGCTTGAGCGCAAGGTGCAGGAGTTCAAGTCCTCGTTCGGTGAGTCGTGGGAGCGCGTGTTCCGTCTGGCAATGAAGATGCTGGGCGAGAACGGCGCGGACGACTTCAATGCTGAGGTCATCTGGCGCGACATGGAGCAGCGGTCCCTTGCGCAGGCTGGCGACGCTCTCGGCAAGTTGCGTGAGCAGTTGGGCATTCCGGCTCGTGGCCTCTGGGCTCGGGTTCCGGGCGCTACTGCCAGCGAACTTCGCCAGTGGGAGCAGTTGGCCGACGAGGAGGAGCCGAGCACCGTCCTGGCGCGGACTCTGCAGTCCGCGACACAGAACGGCACACCGGAATTCCGTGAGCCCGCCAATCCCGAGGGTGAGCCCGCCTAATGACGCCAACCCAGCAGACTCAGGACGAGGCTGACCGGGTTGATCTTGTCTATTCGTACGTGCTGAGCCAGATGGGGGCCAAGACCATTTCGGAGGTCTTGGCCCTCTGGCAAAGCCTTCCGGCTGGACAGGCGGCGCAGACAGCCTCAGCGTGGCTCGCTCGGGCCGCTGAACTGATCCTCACCAAGCGCGGCAAGGCCCGCGAATTGGGGCTTGCCTACTACCGACTCGCCCGTGCGCTCCGCACGGGCTCCACCATTGCGAATCCTCTCAATGAGGAGGAGCCAAAGAACGTCAGCCTCGAAATGCTCCGTCAGGAGTTCGAGGCCCTGGTCGCGGAGACGACTGGCGACGGCTCGACGGAAGTGACCGCCGAGTCCGAGCCCAGCGACGACGACGACTCCATTGAGGTCGAGAGCGTAAGCGGCCTCTCCGAAGCCCTGGCGGCTGACGAGAGCAGCACTCGGTCCTACGTGGAGGAGTTGCTTGCGGACATGGCGGACGACGCCACCGCAAAGGTCGAGGGCATTCCCGACGACACCCCCACGGGTGACGCTCGGGCCGCGTCCAAGGAATTGCACCTGCAGCACGGCGCAATGATCGCCGCCGCCGCAGCGCGGGTCGCCATGAATGGCGGCAAGAACGCGACCAATCAGGCATCGGCGCGTGATCCCCGCGTTATCGGCTGGGTTCGTCAGTCCAGTACAGGCACCCCCTGTTACTGGTGCGCAATGCTCATTTCCCGGCAGATTCTCTACAAGAGTGATTTCACTGCTGGGAAGGGCGCCCGCTCAGACGGGCGCATATTCCTTGGGGACGGGCTTTTCAAGTTCCACGACAACTGCCATTGCGTGGCAGTCCCCGTCTATTCGGATGCGGACTTCAAGTCCAATCCGAAGTACGCAGAGAACCGCCGCTATTGGGCTCTCTGGGAGAAGTACATCAAGGGCAAGTTCAGCGGCAATGAGGCCCTTAACGAGTGGCGAAAACTCATAGCGAGGATTCGCGCCAATGAAAACAAACCGGCAGCCCAGGCGGCTGCCTAATTCGAGGTTACCCAGGAGGTAATTGATGGACACGCAGGACTGGCTCACCCAGACATTCGCTCGCAACCGCGCCCTGTACGGCGGGTTCACGATGGAACTGGACGAGTCCGGCAATGAGACCCCCGCAGAGGAGACTCCCGCCGAGGAGACTCCGGCTGAGGAGACCCCCGCAGAGGAGGAGACCCCCGCTGAGGAGGTTCCCGTTGATGTTCTGCGAACCAATCTGACCAAGGCGAATCAGGAGGCGGCTCGATACCGCACCCGCCTGCGCGAGGTCGAGAAGGCCCTTGAGGGCCGGAAGACCGACGAGGAGGTTCAGGCCCTCCTCGACAACCTGACCACTGAGCGTGAGACCGCCGAGCGGGCTCTGCTCATTGAGAACGTTGCTCTCAAGTTCGGCCTGCCGGACGCGCTTGCAGCGCGTCTGAACGGGACTACCCGTGAGGAACTTGAGAAGGACGCGCAGAGCCTTGCCGCGTTTGTCCCCAAGCCGGGGGGCGACGAGGTACCACCGGGCGACCTCGACGGTGGCCTGAATCCCGGCAATGACAGCAGCGACGACGGCCTTTCCCCGCGTGAGCGGGTTCGCAAGATCAAGGGCTTCCGCTGATCCAAACGCCTCTCACATTACCCGAATGAACAAGTGAGAGTCTTTTCCCAATAGGAGAAACCCAAAGTGGCTGTTACCCAGCACACTCCGGTCAACCCGGAGCGCATGGCCGCGACCGCGCTCGCGGCCCTTGAGGACTCTCTGGTCCTCGCCAATGTCGGAATGCAGAAGGAGTCCATCGACCAGTTCAAGGGTGCCAAGGACGGCGCCGTGAACATCAAGGTCGAGGGCGTTCTGCCCTACCGCGAGTACGGCTGGAAGAATGACCGCAGCGCGGCCATCCAGTTCGACTCGTACGCCGAGCGCACGCTCACCGTGAACTTCCAGGGTGACATTTACTCGGCGGTCCAGTTGATTGACGAGCAGGCCACGATGGACAACATCGGCTGGGACCGGCTCGCCGTCAAGCAGGGCGAGGCCGTGGGTCGCGGTATTGACCGCAAGGCCCTGGCTGCCATCACCGGCACCACGTTCGACGTGCAGGTCACCCTCAACCAGGCTGACATGCGGTCGGCGCTGGTCTACCTGCGTCGCGTTGCGAACGCGGTGAAGGTCCCCGGTCGGCGCGTCTTCGTCGTTTCCCCCGACGTGGAAATGGCGCTGCTCAGCGACCCGGAACTGACCATCGCTGCCAATGTCGGTGACGCTCGTGCGGCTCAGGCCGTGCAGGACGCGACCCTCGGTCGCCTCCTCGGCTTCGAGATTGTCGTCGCCAATGAACTGCCCGCGAACTCCGCGTACCTGTTCATTGACAAGGCGTTCGTGGTTGCCTCCGGCGCCCCGGTCGCCCCGCAGTCGATTGCGCACGTCGCCAGCGCGTCCTCGCCGAACGGTTTCGCCACCCGCTGGCTGACCGACTACGACGCGGACCACCTGACCGACCGCTCGGTGGTCAACACCTACGTCGGCTTCCGCGCCATCAAGGACCCGGTTGTCACCTACGGCACCGTGGCCGGTCTGGCGAATCAGGCCATCGTCTCTCCGGGCGAGTACCTGATCCGCGCGATCAAGGTGGACCTCGCGGGTGCCAACGCGGTCGAGTTCAAGGACGCCACCCTGTCCTCGTTCGCGGGCATGGCCTCGACGGACGGTGCCTCGGACGGCGCCTGATCCAAGGCATAAGTGAGTGAGGGGGGCGGCATCAGCCGCCCCCCTTTCCCATTCAATGAGGAGCAACAATGACAGCACTTGTCACCCTTGAGGAACTGACTCCTCGACTGCCTTTCACGCTCAGTTCCGAGGAGGAGCGCGAGGCCAATGGCGCGCTCGAAGACCTGTCTTTTGACGCACTCGCCATTGGCAATGCGACGTGGACCGAGGCCACCCTGCCTCTGGCCGTCAAGAACCTGATCCTGCGCGCGGCTGCGCGCCACATGAAGAACTACGAGGGCTACACCGTTTCTCGCGCTGGCGACGAGACGGTGCAATGGGCCGAGCAGGACGCTCCCGGTCAGGCCACGTTCTCCGAGGACGAGAAGACGATGCTCCGGCAGATGGGCGGCAAGACGCCGTTCATTGGCGGCGTCGGTCAATACGCCTGGGGGACGAAGTACGTTCCTGGCCCGGTCGGTCGAGTTCCTGCGGACGGCAAGCCGTTCCCGCTCTTTGCTGACGACGTGGAGCCGTGGTGACGTACCAGCGCCGCCGCATGGGCATTCCCGCCGTCTTCTACCCGATCATCAAGCAGACCGACAATCGCGGCAATGAGCGGAAGGTCCACGACCCGGACAATCCGCTGACCGCGAGCATCTGGCTTTTCCCTCAGCGGGGAGCCAAGGCCGAGGTCACCGGCCAGCAGACCATCAATGTCATCAAGATCGGCTGCACCGTGGAACTTCCCGGCGTTGCGCTCGGTTCTCGCGTCGAGTTCCACGGCAAGGAATGGGACGTGGTTTCCCCTCCCGCCTACCACCACGGAGGCGGGCGGCACACGCGCCATTACGCAATGGACGTACGGGAGCGGCCATGACGACAAACAAGGGCGCACTCCCCAAGGGCGGCGCTGAGGTCTACGACACCGTTCGTCCGTTCCCTGCCGGGATCAAGACGATTCGTGACACGGACGGGACGTTCAAGGGTCGCAGCGACAAGTCGCTTGAGCGGTTCATTGCGCTGCACGAGGACGTGCAGCGGGAACTCATCAAGCAGGGAATGGCGATTCACCAGCGGGCCAAGTTCCGAATGAGTGCCGTGCAGGCTCGCCATATTGCCCGACTCCGTGAGTACGTGGCCGAGGCGATCAAGACCGGCGACCCGGACCTCATCAAAAAGGCTCAGGCCGACTACGACTACTACATGCGCAACAAGACGGACGTTATCTACGACCGGAGCGACATTGATTTCTACATCATGCTCCACCGCGAGGACGGACGCGAGTTCTTTGTTGAGGTCGAGGGCAAGGGCGACCGTGGCTTCGACATTCTCAAGAACTCCCTTACGCATTAGGAGGTTCAATGGCTCTACCCGATGAGATTCTGGACCTCATTGAAATGCATCCGATTGAGGACTTGGTGCTCACGCTCCTGCGTGAGCGCATTACCTCGGTGCCTGTCCAGTCGCAGATTTATGACGACCAGACTTTCCCCGCAATCGTCATTCACCGTGGCGACATTCTCGGTGACTGGTGGGGCGGGGACCCCCGATTCATTGACCATGCCCGCCTCGACGTTTTCTGCTTCACCGAGGGCCTGAATGGTGATGAGGACGGAAGCCTCCTGTCGGAGGCAGTTCGCGTGGTTCTGCGCGATTCGATCAACAAGGTTGTTCCCGGTCGGGGTCACCTGACCGAGGTCATTATGACTTCGGCCCCGCGCAATGCGGCTGACTGGGACACGGCGACAGGACCCGTCCAATACGCGGACCTGCCGACAGAGGTTGTCCGCTACTCAACTTCATACGCACTCAGCGTGAGGAAGCCAAACGCATAGCGCAACCTGACGCACCACTTAGCCCCGGTCGAAATGGCCGGGGCTTTCTCATTGCCACAACACAGGAGAATCAATGACTCTCGACGCTTCTACCACTCTGGTCGTCGGGGCGGGCAACTTCTACACCGCGCCGTACGTGGTCGCCACTCCGGCTGCCCTTCCCTCCGACCTGACCGCCGTGTCCACCCCCTGGGTGAACCTCGGTCACACGTCCCTTGAGGACATTTTCTCGGTCGCCTCCGAGGGCGGCGAGGCCACCAGCCTCGGCACCCTGCAGGCGCGGACGCTGCGCACTTCGTACAGCGCCCGTACCGAGACGTTCAACATCACCCTGCAGCAGTTCGATGAGGCTTCGCTCAAGCGGTACTTCGGCAGCAATGCCGCCGTTGGAGCGGGCGGCGAACTGCAGGTGCCCCTCACCCCGCAGGCGACCGTTGAGTCCTTCCTCGCGGTGTTTTTCGACGGCTCGAACGCCTTCGCGTTCTACGCCCCGAAGGCCGAGATTCTGCGTGGCGACGACCTCGCCATTGCCGACTCGGAGTCGCTGGCCGGTCTGCCGCTGGCGATCAAGCCGGTGCCGCACAGCACCAACACCTGGGCGTACGCCGTGACCCCGCTCGGCGCGGTCTGACCGACGCCTTAAAGCCGCCCCGCCCCCTCGTGTTAGCGGACTCCGAGGGGGCGGGGTTCCACCCCGCTCAATGTCCGCTGCTCATTGCACCAATCCCTTATTCCGACTTACCAAAGGAGTCCGCAAACTCATGGCTACTTTCACTCTTGACGACATTCGTTCCGCCGCTGAGGCCAAGTACGGCAGCACCGACATTGACCTGGGCAATGGCGACGTGCTCTCGCTGGTCAACCCCCTCCGGCTCCCCAAGGACAAGCGCGACGCGCTGACCGCCATTCAGGAGTCGGCGGACGAGAGGGACAACGGCGACGTGATGCGCGACGCGATCCGGCTGGTCGCGTCCAATGAGGCTCAGGCTGAGCGGTTCCTCGCCATCGTGGGCGAGGACTTGGCGATGCTCGCCACCGTGTTCTCGGCGTACACCGAGGGCTCTCAGGTGGGGGAAGCCTCGGCCTCGCAGGGCTGATTGACGACTACGGCGAGGGGCTGTATCCGGACCTCTACTTCTACTACGGCATTGACCTAGTGGACGTAATTGAGGGCCGGGGACCGGCCCCTCGTCTTGTCCTCTCCCTGATCCAGAGGCTCCCTGACACATCACTCACGACGGCGCTCGCGTCGGGCGGTCGTGACCATTTCGGCTGGGGCGTTGACCGCCACATGAATGCCGACATTTACGACGCGCTGAACCTGAACACTCGGGCGACCGGCAATTGGGGAAAGAAAAAGGCCCCCAAGATCGAGCCTCGCCCCCGCCCCGGACGCAAGAAGTCGGGCAAAAAGAAGGTCACTCTGACCGATCTATTCGCGCGCTTCGCTGGTGGAGCACAAGCAGGAGGTTGATCCGGCATGGCAACGGTAAAGATCATCGGCAAGGTTGCCGTCAAGGTCATGCCGGACACCACTGAGTTTAAGGATGAACTCAGGGATGACCTGCAAAGGATTAAGCGCCAGATTGGCGACCTCAAGATTGACGTGGTGCCGCAGATCACTGCGGCCAGCAAGGCAAAGGTCAAGGCCGAATTCGACAAACTCGCCGCCTCGATGGACGGCACGAACGTCACCTTTGACCTGAACCTCAATGACGCGAGTGTCGCGGCGACTGAGGCTGCGCTCGACGGGCTGGCGCGCAAGCGGTCGGCCCGCGTGGACGTGGACTACGACCGCGAAATGTTCGCGCAGTTCGCCTCCGACGTGGGCAACATCATCAGCAAGTTCTCCGGCGCCGCCCCGCAGATCAGGGCGTTCCGCGAGGGCCTTGAGAAGTTGGGCAACCTCGATGAGGTTGCCCTCTCGGTCGGCCTCGTCGCCACGAAGATCGCACTCGTCACCGGGGCGTCCATTGCGGCGACCGGGCAGATTCTTTCTCTCTCCGGGTCCATTGCGCAGATGGCTCAGGCCAGCCTCGCGCTGCCCGGAATCATGGGCGGGCTCGCCATTGGCCTCGGTGCCACGGCGGCTGCGTTCAAGGACTTCAACAAGTACGTCCCGCAGGCCAAGAAGTACATGTCGGAACTGCAGGACACGATCAGCAAGAACTTCTGGGAGCAGGCCGCTCAGCCGATCCGCAAGTTCATTGACGACGTGTTCCCGATCCTCAACAAGAACCTCGCCTTTACGGGCACGGCACTCGGCAAGTTCTTTGGCTCGCTCGCGGGCCACCTGGGGACGACGCTCAATCCGGCGCTGGCTGGCATGTTCGACAAACTCAATGAGTCCATCGACATTGCCACCAAGCACACCGACTCCCTCGCCAACATCATCAAGATTCTCGGCGAGAACGGCGCGCAATTCCTGCCCCGTCTGGCTCGGTGGTTCGGAGACATTCTCGACTCGTTCTCCAACTTCCTGACCAAGGCTCAGGCGGACGGTTCGCTCAAGCAGTGGACCCGCGACGGCATTGACGCCCTGACCGCCTTTGGCAACGTGCTCAAGGAGTCGGGCCGCATCCTGCACGGGCTGTTCGATGCCGCCCGTGACGCGGGCGGCGCTTCGCTGCAGTCCCTCGCCTCTGGGCTCAAGGACATTGCGGACACGGTGAACTCGGACGCCTTCAAGTCCGGGCTGACCGACACGTTCCGCGCCGCCTTCGACATGATGGACAAGATTGCCAATGGCGCTGGCCCTGGCCTTCGGGACCTGATCGTCAGCATTGCGGACACCTTCAAGTCCATCGGTCCCGGCCTGGGCGAGTCGCTTGGCAATGCGCTCGGCGAACTGTTCTCCGCGCTGGCTGACCCCAAGGTCGGCGGCGCAATCGAGACGCTGTTCGAGGGCATCAATAACGCCATCGGCTCGATGCAGGGCTCGATCACTCCGCTGATTCAGGCGCTCTCGTCGTTCGCTCCGGTGATCGCCACGATGCTTGAGAACATCGCCATGATCGGAGCCTCCGGCTCCGACCAGTTTGCCAAGACGCTGCAGAACATTGCGAAGGCGCTCACGCCGGTTCTCGACAAGTTGGGCAACACCGTCAATAACGTCTTCAACGGACTGATGCCGGTGTTCAGTGCCGTGGGCGAGGCCATCGTCAAGGTGGTCAATTCCCTCGGCCCGCTCATTGATGCGTTCCAGCAACTCTGGGACCTGCTGTCGCCGGTCCTCGTGCCGGTCCTCAAGTTCATTGTCAGCATCATCGGTGACTCCATTGTCGGAGTGTTCACCGGCCTCACTATGGTCATCAAGGGCGTCATCAAGATCGTCCAGGGTGCCATTGAGGTATTCCACGGAATCGTTGACGTGTTCGCTGGTCTGTTCACGCTGGACTTCGGTCGGGTGTGGGACGGCCTTAAGCAGGTCTTCGGCGGTCTGGGCAAGATCATTCTCGGTGCGCTTGAGGGCGCGGCGGGTGCGATCTGGGCGTGGCTGAATGGCACGCTGGTCGGCCTGTTCAAGGGTGCGATCCTCAAACTGGTCGGACCCAAGTTGGCAGAGAAGGCCATTGAGCCGCTGTTCAGTGTCTTTGAGAAACTGGGCGGCTTTGTTTCCAAGGCTCTCGGCCCGGTCTTCGACTTCATTGCCGAGGGCTTCAAGTTCATCCTGACCCCGGCAAGGAACAGCGTCACCGTCTTCGAGGGCCTGTGGGGTCGCCTGCTGGAAGTGCTCAAGTACCCCTTCCAGGCGATCAAGTTCATTGTCGAGACGGAGTTCAAGATCGTCCTCAAGATCATTGAGACGGTCTGGGGCCTCATCAAGGGCATCTTCGATCTGGCGCTCCGATTCATCGACGGCACCATTGGCACGTTCCTGCGCCAGTGGGGCTCGATGATTGTCGAGGCATTCAACCTCTACAAGGCCATCATCAAGGGCGCTTGGGACCTCATCTGGGGAATTATCAAGGGCGCTCTCGACCTCATTAAGGGCACGCTCGACAGTGCTTGGTCGCTCATTAAGGCCGGTGTCGAGGCTGTCTGGGGTGGCATCTGGGCCGTAATTGACGGCACATGGACGCTCATCAAGACCGGCGTGGACACGGCGGTCAATTGGGTGAAGACCCTGCTGGATGGGGTTTGGGACCTAATTGGCGGCAAGGTCACCACGATCTGGGATTCCATCTGGACCAAGATCGACAACGTTTGGACGAGCATCAAGACGACCGTGGACAACGCGGTCGGCAAGGTCAAAGAGCACATGTCCAATGCCTGGGACAAGATCAAGGAAACTCTGGGCACGGCGTGGGACGCGATCAAGACCAAGGTCGGAGAGAAACTGGTTGAGGTCGCCAACAAGGTTGGCGAACTTCCGCAAAAGGCCAAGGACGCTCTGGTCGGAATTGTCACCGTCCTCGTGGACAAGGGTAAAGACCTGATTGATGGTGTCATCAATGGCATTCAGTCCAAGTGGACCGACCTCAAGACGATGGTCAGCAATGCCCCCGGCAAGGCGCTCGACGCGCTGACGAACTGGGCGCAGGACGGCAAGACGCTCGGCACTCTGCTCTACGACAAGGGCAAGGAACTGCTGCAGGGCTTCCTCGA